GATAACTACGACCCAGTTTTAGCCGACCTATTCCTTAAGGGCGAGTTCGTAAGTCTATCTGCTAATAAGGTTTACCACTTCTTTGCTAGGGAAAAACACCACACAGACCGCACGATTACTGACGCTGACAAGTTTCTCCATGTCGGAGTTGATTTCAATATTGGTGGATGCTGCGCGATAGTTAGCGTTATAGATGGCAAAGACCCAGTAACAGTTGATGAGTTTATTAGCCACGACACTAGAGATTTCTGTGCGCGTTTATCTAAGTATGAACAGCAAGGTAGGAAAATAACCGTATACCCTGACGCTAGTGGAAAGTCTGGTAGCACTAACGCAACTGGGTCAGATATTGATATAATACGGCAGCACGGTTACGCTGTAGACTGTCCGAATGCGAATCCTATGGTTAGAGACCGTATAAACGCAGTAAACGGATTGCTATCGCACGACCGATGGCTAGTGAATACGGATAACTGTCCAAACTTAACTGACGCTTTAGAGTCACAAGGTTATGTAAAAGGACAGCCCGAAAAGTTCAGTGAACATCCTGCTATAGACGACTGGGTTGATGCGGCAGGTTATTTTATCAACCGCAAATGGTCGCTGGGCAGACCAATCGTGGTCACAGATATAGGTATGGCACGATGAGCATAGATTTCAAGAACCCGAAGTATCGGGATAATGTAGACAAGTGGGAATTGGTAAATGATATTTGCGATTCCAACAACCTCAAAAAGTATTTGGTTCAGCTAAACCCTAAAGACGTATCCGTTGAGAATGTAGAGCGCAACTCGCAGTTCTTCAAGCGCAGTGTATTCGCCGCAGTCGCAGGATATACAAGTCGTGGGTTCGTAGGTAAAGCGTTTACCAAACCACCAACACTAGAAGTCCCTGAAGAGCTTGAATATGTATCTACGGATATTAACGGCGCAGGTGCATCTATCTATCAACAATCACAGGAAGTAATGCGTGACGTTATCCGTGTTGGTCGTAGTGGTTTATTGGTAGATTTCCCAACTACAGACGGCGAAGTATCACGCGCTGATATTCTGAATGGAAACATCTTCGCTACTATCACGCGCTTTGATTGCAGACAGATTATCAACTGGCAGACAGAGCGAGTAGGTTCAAAAGTTATGCCTACGCTTGTCGTATTAACCTCTACGGTTAGCGAACCAAAGTCTGACGGCTACGAGTTTGAGCTAAAAGAAATATGGATTGAACTGGCGCTTGAAGAAGGCGTTTATGTTCAGAGAGAGTGGCGCAGAAACGACCATAACGAATACTATGTTTACAGCGAGACTATCCCACGCGATGGGTTCGGTAACACTTTAGACTATCTGCCGTTTGTTTTCGTTGGTTCAGAAATGAATACATCTAGTGTTGACCACCCGCCAATGTACGATTTAGCTAAGATAAACCTAGGTCATTACAATAATTCCGCTATCTACGAAGACTCAGTATTTACGGTCGGGCAGGTTCAGCCTTGGATGTCTGGGCTAAACCAAGAAACCATTGAGCTAATGCAGTCGAACAATATGTATATCGGCTCAGGTAGATTAATTGGTGTTCCATCTGGCGAGACCTTTGGCTTTGCTCAGGCGAGCCCTAATATGCTTGCGCGTGAAGCTATGATGGATAAAGTTGAGCTAATGATTGGCTTGGGCGCTATGTTCATGCAGTCGGGCGGTGCGGCTAAAACTGCCACACAGATTGATGGCGAGCTAATGACGCAGCACTCAGTATTGTCTTTAATCGCTAACAATGTGTCCGAAGCTTACTATGACGCGCTTAAAATGGCGGCACAGTTCATGGGTGTCCGTGGTGATGTTGAGTGCAGATACGAGATTAGCCAAGACTTCATTGACCCGAAAGCAGACGCACAAATGCTCAACGCAGTCGTTGCTTCATTCTTGCAAGGTGTTCTTCCGATTAGTGACCTATTCGCTTGGCAGAAAAAGCACGGTCTAATCCATGCCGAAAAAGATTTTGAAGATTACCAAGAAGAAATCGGTATCCAAGAAACCATGGTTGACCTAGAGGAAGACTAATGGCTACAGCACCAGAGGAGCTGATAAACATAGCGACTCGCCATCAAGTCTATCTTGAAAGACTAAAGACAGGCGAAGCTAACAAGGTTGGCGATTTTCTAAAGAAGATTGACCAATCTGTTAGCGCTCGTTTGGCTAATAAAAACCTTACCGAGTTTTCTAGGGACAGACTTAATCAGTTGCTGCTTTCTGTTCGTTCAGACATGGATATATTAGCGCAAGAATTCTCTAAGACTGTAGCAAAGCAATCTCTAGAATTAGCTGACTACGAGGCAGGTTTTGAACTGCGCTCTTTAGAGCAAGTATCTGCTGCTGAGTATGTAGTACCCGCAACGGCGGCTATTACTGTGGCTGTTCTAAATAACCCACTAACTATGCTTGGCTTCGGTAATGGTCAGCTTCTTGAGCCTTTTGCTAAAGATATGTCTAAAAAGACTTTAGACAAAGTAGCGGGAGCAATCATGTCGGGTTATTACGAAGGTCAAACTACAAACCAAATCTTACAGGCTATTCGTGGTACTAGAGCTAATAAGTTTAAAGACGGAATTATTGGCGAAGCAAACAAAACTGCAAAGATGATAACTAGAACTGCGTTGCAACACGCTTCTTCTCAAGCTAGAGATGAAGTTTGGAAAAACAATGCAGACATAGTTAAAAAGGTTCAATGGGTAAGTACTCTGGATGGTCGGACAACTTCGCAATGTCGTTCTTTAGATGGTCAGATTTTCCAAGAAAACCCAACAAGAAAAGGTCCAAGACCTCCGCTACATATAAATTGCAGAAGTACGGTTGTTGCAGTGCCAGATGCAAGATTTGCATTTTTAGACGATAACGCTACTCGTTCGGCAAGAAAATATACTGCTAAGTCCGAGCCAGACTCTAAAGGAAAAGTGGTTTCAGTACCTGCTGACCAAACTTATTACTCATGGCTAAAAAGCCAACCTAAAAAGTTTCAAGAGTCTGTTATTGGACCTCAGAGAACCAAATTACTAAATGATGGCGGTCTAACGGCTGAAAAGTTTGCCAAATTACAGCTAAACAATAATTTCAAGCCAATAACTTTGGAAGAAATGAAGAAGTTAGAACCACTAGCATTTGAAAAGGCGGGATTGGACTAGCATTGACATAAAAGTTTTGCAAGTTACAATGACGGAATCGTAAGCTGGGCTTACTTTAATCACAGGGTGATATAATGATTGAATACAAGTTAGATAGTTTAGAAAGCATTGACGAATCCTTACAAGGACTTTATGAGCAAACAGATACTGGGTATCAGCTTAAAGTTACAGGCATTCCTGAGCCAGAGAAAGAAGATTTAAGTGGTCTCAAGAATAAAGTTGATGAGTTGTTGCGAGAAAAGAAAGCAGCATCGCAGAAAGCGCGGGAAGCAGCGGAAGAAGCAGAAGCAGCAAGACTTGAAGCAGCAAAGAAAGGCAATGATACAGAGGCTTTAGATAAATCTTGGCAAGAGAAGTTTAACGCTAGGGAAATAGAGCTAAAGAAAGAGCTAGACGAATTGTCAGGAACGCTTGTCAAACTAACAAGTGGTCAAACGGCAACCAAGATAGCGGCAGAAATCGCAGTACAAGGTTCGGCAGATGTTTTATTGCCACACCTAGAAAGACGCTTAAGAACAGAATTCAGAGACGGCAGTCCTGTTACTGTTGTTCTCGATAAAGATGGTAAGCCTTCAGCTATGTCAGTTGATGAGCTTAAAGCAGAATTCCAGAATAGCGCAGCTTTTGCTCCGTTAATTGTGGGAACAAAAGCCAACGGCGCAGGGCGTACAGGTGGCAATGAATCTAGCGGGGCTGGAGTCAATGAAGTAAGTCGGTCGGAGTTTGACCGAATGAACCAAGCGCAACGCGCAAACTTCGCCAAAAACGGCGGTAAACTTAAAGACGATTAAAGGTAATCTCTCATGGCTAATGTTCTTACTGACTTAGCGGCAGACATCTACAAGGCGGCAGACATTGTTGGCCGTGAGCTTGTTGGTGTTATCCCTTCAGCAACAATTAACTCAGACGCAACTGCTCGTGCGGCACAGGGCGATACTATCCGCTCATTCGCTACTCGCAACGCGACTGTTACAACCGTTTCACCTTCAATGACTATCCCTGAAGGCACAGACCAAACTGTAGACAATAAGACAATGGCTCTTAGCACTACAGCATCTGTTCAGATTCCATGGACAGGCGAAGACATGAAGCACGTTAACAACGGCGCAGGCTTTGAAACTATCTACGGTGACCAGATTCAGCAAGCTATGCGCGCTATCTCTAACCAAATCGAAGCCGAAGTTGCTGCGGATGTAGCTAAGAATGCTTCACGCGCTTTCGGTATTGCGGGAACTACTCCTTTTGCAAATAACTTTGCGGAAGTTGCTGAGATTCGTCAGATTCTCGTAGATAACGGTATGCCTTCAAATGACGGTATGGCTTCTATTGTAATGAACAGCGTTGCGGGTACTAACCTGCGTCAGCTCGCTTCACTACAGTCAGTCAATACTGCGGGTTCTAGCGACCTTCTCCGTCAAGGCACTTTGCTCGACCTCCAAGGTCTGATGATTAAAGAGTCTGCGGGTATTTCAAGCCACACTAAAGGCACTGGCGCAAGCTACATAACTGACGGCACTTACGCTGTTGGCGCTACTGCAATTACAGTTGACGGCGGTACTGGTACTATTCTCGCAGGTGATGTCATCACTTTTGCGGGTGATACTAACAAGTATGTCGTAACTGGCGCTCTTGCAGGTGGTGTTGTAACTATCGGTGCTACTGGTCTACGCGAGGCTCTTGATGACGGCGTTGCTCTGACTGTTGGTGATAACTTCACTGCTAACGTAGCTTTCCACAAAGCTGCGGTTGAAATCGGTATGCGTCCAATGGCACAGCCTGCAGGCGGTGACGCTGCGGTTGACCGTCTGACAGTACAAGACCCAATCAGCGGTCTGGTATTTGAAGTAGCTGCCTACAAAGGCTACAACAAGGCAATGTTTGATGTGTCTTGCTTGTACGGCTACAAAGTATGGAAGCCTGACTTCGCTGCTGTACTTCTCGGCTAAACGGAATGGGGGGCTTCGGCTCCCCTTTTCCCTTTCTGGGGTTATCATGGCAAAAGATTCAAGACTCACTCGTTTAGGTTTGGATAAGTACAACCAACCAAAGCGCACTCCTAATCACCCTACTAAGTCCCATGTTGTGGTCGCTAAAGAAGGCGACGAAGTAAAAACAATTCGGTTCGGTCAGCAAGGCGTATCTGGTTCACCCAAACGCGCTAACGAAAGTAAAGCTGATGCAGCACGAAGGGCTTCGTTCAAGGCGAGACACGCTGAGAACATTAAGAAGGGCAAAATGTCTGGGGCGTATTGGGCAAATAAGGTGAAATGGTAATGTACAACAAAGGCAAGAAAAAGAAACCAAAGGGCAAGTAGATGCCTATTACTAAAACCCAGAAGGGTTGGAAAATAGAAAACACTGCGGGTTATTCTCGCACCAAAAAAGAAGCAGAGAAAAGACTCGCTGCAATCAAAGCGCGGCAGAAAGGTAAGAAATAATGGCAACACTAATTGTAGAAAACGGCTCCATCGTTGCTAACGCCAACACC